TGCAAAGGTTTGTAGGTTCTCTTCAAATCCCTCTATACCTTTACCTGCAAACATCGCACTTTTGATATTGTTATAGTCTTGGTTTGAGAAGCCATTGCCCTCTTGCCCTAAAGCTTTACCTGCAGCAAACACGTAGCGAACCATTGCCGCACTAAAGTTTTTATACGCCGCAACCGCCTCATCATCACTAATGCCTTGATTACCATCTATGTATTCAACCATTTTACCAAGTACGGTTTCTTGAGCCATGTTTGATTGAGCAGTTTCACCTAGAACATTAAATAGCGCCTCAACTTCCTGTCTCACCCCGCCAATAGCAGATCCTGCACCCCCAACAAGCGTAAGAACTATCTCGTTCTCTTTTGCCATCTGAACAAGATCATACCCTTCTATAGCAACTGTAGTAGCTGCATTAAGTCTATTTCTTTGTGCCTTAGTTTGCGTTGAAACTGCGTTAAGTGAATCTTTAATAAGCTCCAAGCTATCTTCTGTTTCAACTTGTGTAACATCGGACTTGAGGATGCTTTCACCGTCAGTAGGGTCTATAGGTACATATGTATTATTATCCCCCTCACGGGCTAATATACGTTTGCCGTTTGTTGTAATGTAGTAGACAGTTTCGCTTGGCTTATCGCCAATAGCTTTTGCAGCACCTAGACCTTCACGAAGGGCTGGCTCTTCTTCTTTAAACCACAACTCTGCTTTTGCCTGTTCTGCAGGATCATTTGATGATTTCATACGACTATAGCTTGCATATAGACGGGCATAATCACCGTCCGTCAGCTTTGTTGGGGCATCCTTACCGAATGCTTTATTACCAAATTCTATAATCTCATCTGCAAGCGTAGTGTCACCTTTACGACGATAATCTTCTGCTACACCTAAATAGGTATCTTTTTTCAAAGTACCAAACTCAAAGTTACTTCCTGCTTTGGGGGGATCTATCTCAAAAGTGGCATACTCTTCTACTGGAAGCTCACCTTCACCAAGCCCGCCAGAGCGTGTGGTTGTGGCCTCGCTTGTACCAAACTTTTCAGCGTACTGCGCTAGACTATTACCTTTAACCGTCGAGCTACTATCATCAGGGTTATATTCGCCATCAGTCTCTAGGAACTTCTTCATACCGCCGTTGCCACCGAGGTGCGCCATTGCGATAAGTCCTGAACGAGTAATGTTTACCCCGCCTACAGTCTGGCCTACAAACTTGTCTAGGCCGTTGTCATCGATAAAGGTTTCAATATCTGCAAAGTGCCAATCAGCAATTGCTTCCTGCTCTTCCTCAGACATTGCCTTTAGATCAGCTACAGTGTGAGAAGTGTTATTGGCGTTGTTGTAATCATCTAAACGAGCTTGCCCAAACTGGTACAAGCCTACATGATCTTTGCCATCTTCTTTGTTAAAGTCTACGGCTTCAGTATCTCCGCCGCTTTCACCTGAACGCAGGGCTTCACGTACACCCGATACAGTTGCTGGATCTCCTTTAGGGCCAAGGATGGCATCCATCTGCTTTTCCAAGCCACCCCGATAATCGTCTTCTCCACTCAATGTACTTACTTCATCTACAGTGTTTGCAATTCGGCCTGCCGCCTCGCTATCATTTCTACGGGCAGCATCCATATAGGCATACCCCGTACTCTCCATAGAGACATCCAGATCTACGTCACTACGGCGTAGCAGAGGCCCTTGCATCGGCCCTACTTCTGTTATGCGTTTGTTAAGCTCTGTGAACTTATCTTCTGCATCGGAATAGCTATCGCCATAAGCCTGCAGGTGATCCATAGCAAACTGCATAAAGTTAGGATTAGTATCATCTCTGCCGTTTTGCTGCAGAAGTTTTTTAGCCTTAGTACGTCTTTCACGGATTACTTTTTCTTCTTGCTTCGCCTCTACAAGCGCAGCCTCTAGCCTACGCTTACGGGCTGACTCATTCTCCCGTGCAAGTGCCCTAGCATCTGTACGCTCTTCATCTGCAAGCTTATCAGCACGATCTCTGGCATACCGTTTATCCGCTGCTTGTTCTGCCTTCCTTGCACGAAATGCATCAGAAAAGCTGCTCGTGGCAGCTTCAAAGAAATAGTCAGAGTTACTACGGGCAGGGCGGCGATAATCTAGCTCACCGCTTTCGATTTTAGCTTGGGTGTCACGCCATCCCATTATAGCATCTCCTCTTCATCTTCTTCTTCGGATTGACCAAGCATAGCGGCCTGTTCCTCATCAGAAGCAGGCTCATCCCCTTCCATAGGCGGGGCCATAAAGCCCATTACACCTTCAGGGTTTTCCTCAATCTCAACCTCATCTGCTTCGTCATCATCATCGTCTTCAAGGATGCCCAGCGCCATTTTAAGAGAGGTAGGTGTGATAGGCTGGCGGTTCTTTTGCTCAATGCCCATCTCGTATTTAATCTCGTTCTTCTTAGCCACAATCTCGATGTAGCGGGCTAATGGCCCAGCCATCAGGACAGCAAGATCGATAGGGAACTTGCCCTTAGAGATGCCCTGCATTAGCAAGGATGAAACGACAGTAGTAATAGGCAGGCCAATCTCTAACATGGAGTATGTAAGCTCGGCTTGTTCCTGTTCAGAAAGCTTCTCAATTAAATAGTCTACACCATCATCATATTCAGTGATTTCTGGTGGCCTGTGCCACGGATAGTTGCGAGTATCAGATGTGAAGTTCTCGCCGGGTATGGGAGCATCAAACATTTTAAGCATCGTCATCTAGCTCCTCTTCGTCTTCTTCCACCTCATCAAAGTCACCATCTTCTATGGCTTCCTCATAGGCATCAAAATAAGCAGGGGTATAGAAAATCTTCCCCTGCTCTGCGACATTACCTGTTTCTTTCGCCATCTTACCGTCTAGGAAAGATCGGATAGACCTAACGACTGCTTCTTCAAATTTCATGTTGGCAACTTCCTGTAGTTAATACGCAGGTGACCATCCTCGCCTACCTTCACAGCTTGCGGGTATTTCTGTGCTACTTCTTGTGCTAAGTAGCCTTTGGTTCGCTGACCCTTAGAGATCCGTTTGCCTTCTTCAGTCCAATCCCACTCATACAGACCTAAGCCGTTTTTAGCGGTGCCTGTCTTACGGATGTTTTCTTTAAGTGCGGTATCTGAAATATCAAGGATATCTCCCCAATCAAGATCCCCTGCTATTGAGCCAACAAGATCACCTAAAAACCCAAAAAACCCGCCACTACTATTGCTTTTCTGTTGGGATGCTTGTGCTTGGATCTGAGCTATCAGGATGGCACGATCACGATCTGCTTCGTTTTCTGCATTTTTGAAGAGATAATCTAGCTGCGAGTCAATACGATCCCACATTCGATTTAAACCTTCCTGAGATAGGTCTAAGATGTTTTTAACATCCTCGCTTGCAGCATCAAACTTCATCTCTGTTTCCGTCTCTACAACAGTCTGCCGCCACTTAGCGTTGGAAAGATCGATATTGTATTGCAAGTCTGAGTAATACTGATCACGGTCATTCTCAATCTTTGCATTAAACTCAGAGGCATCGTTAACCTCACCTGCATTAAACCGTTTCATTTCATTTTCAGCTAATGCAGTGGCTTCGTTAGCCCGCATGATCAAACCATCGTAGTATTTTTTAAAATCGTTCTCTGCTTCGGCTGAAAACAACCGTTCAGCATTTTTAGCTTTAGTATCTTCAAACAAAGCATCTACGGCTGCTTTTTTATTCAACACCTCGGCTTGTTGATCGTTAGACAAATTCTCTAGGTTCATGTCGAAAAGCTTCTGGGCATTGTTAACGGCAGCGGCTTCACGGGCATCCATATTGTTTAGCTCAAACTTAGACAGGACGTTTGCTTTGTTAATGAAAGCTTCTTGTCGGTTATCTAGGTTTTCAATCGTCAGGGTTTGAAAGAACGATGCTTCCTTTTCAGCAATACCTAGAGCGCTTTCCATTAAAGCATTAGCCAAAGCTGCAGTGGCGGCTGTGCCTGACATACCACTAAACGCAATTGTTTTTTGAACATTGCGAGCAGCCCCCTGCGCCCAAGAAGGGATTTTAGGCTGTCCGTCTGCATCCTTAAATTCACCGCCTATAATATCCATCTGACCGATAATAGTTGCCTTGGAGTCGGTGTAGTTTCCTTCGCCTAGTTTATCTGCGAGAAGCTTACCCGACACGGTAGATGTATCTATAATCGTAGAGATATCTTGCGTGGCGTACTTATTTAAAGCTTTTCCTGCGTAGTTGGTGCTTCCATCCTCATTTATGCCAGTGTAGGCACCTTCCATATCTATTTCATAGTCAGAGCTATCTATCTTCTCATCTTCCGAAACAGAGCCTTGTTGGGAGTCTACTTTATACTTTTCGTTATCTGTAACTTTGTCTCCAATAAGGGCTTCATTATATCCCACGGAAGTACCCGCTGTAGGGGCGGATGTTTTTACAGCATTTTGTACTTGAGTAGCGGTGTAGCTAGGATCGTCACCTTGGGTGAAAATGTCTTTAGTGCCATCGATATTAGTACCCGCTGTATCAGCATCCATCGTAGGCACAAGATCAGTAAGATTAGCTCCTAAGTTGTTAATATAGGTAGACGGATCATCCAACATAGCTTTGAGGTCTACATTTGAGGCATCCATACCTGATTCCGACAGTAATTCTGTCAGAGCATCCGCATCATATGCACCTTTTTCTTCTGCAGTGTTAACAGCCTGTGAAACCTGTAATGCTTTAGCTAGATCTTTATCATCTTGATTGTCAGATGCTAGAAGCTCCTGAATCCGTGAATAGTCTGTAATATCATTAACTGAACCATCAGAGCCTACAGAAACGTCGTAAGGAAGCCCTAGTTTGTTAAAAGAATAGTTAGTTCCATTTTCACGGGTATAGACTGCTACACCGTTGTACGTTTCTACTTTATCCGTCTCAAAGTTTATTCCACCTAGCCATAAAATGGCCTTACCTTGAGGTGTCTTTTCCAGAATGTTTGCAACATAACCAGCTTCCCCAGTAAGGGCTTTGGTATCGATGCCTGTAATTTCACCTTTGTCATTTGTGGTATAATATTTGGGGTCCCAGAAATATCCTGCGGAGCCATCTGTATTAGGGCCTTGATATTCATCTCCATCTGGATTGCCATCACCAGAGTTGCCGCTATTCCCATAATTTACCGTACTCGCACCAGAAGAACTCTCAGTGTAGATATTGCCACTTCCAAACGTATCATCGAGGTTATTAGATGATGCATCGCCAGAATTTCCGCTGATTTCATCATAGTCAGAATCTATTACGCTGTCTGGTGGATATGCAAGAATACCTGCAGGCCCTTTAAGCCCCATACCGCCTCGTGCCCGAAGTAGCTTTTCTTCTTCAGGGTTAATGTACGCCAGCATGTGAGGTTGCCCTAAAATGGACGTATATCGGGGCGCTTTAGTTTTTGCGGCTGCCATTATAGTTTATCCCTCTCAGTATTACATGTGCGGATACGGTCACGTAGCTTCGCATAATCCGTGATAACCATCGGAATGGTTGTGTAGCCTTCGTCTAAGGCTTCCAGTTCGTCTGCTAATGCTTTGTTAGATGCAGGAGAGTATTGCTCCATCGGCGGGCAATATACTTCCAGCTTAGTCCTATAGACCGTTCCCTCGCAGGCGGTCAGTAAGACTGCGGCGATCAGTAATAGTATCGTCTTCATGTTCTGCCATCGCTTTATAAAAATCAGACGTTTTCTTTTGCGCCTGTAGATCGTCCCGAAGGACTTTATTCTTTTCTTTTGCAGCGCCTTTGACCTTGCCCATCACGTAAATGATAGGCAGGGCCAGTGCTAAAGCGCCGATAATATAGGTTTTGATCTTTCCAAAGATAAACATCAGTGGACGCCTTCTTTATGATCCTTAAATCGGGCATAAGCAGCCAAGGCGATACCGCCAACTGCACATAACAGGAAGATCATCTTTAGGCTCTCAGCATAGGCTACAAGCCCCTGTAGCTGCCCTGCCATCTCGTTAAGGCCAGTAGCTGCACCAGCGATTCCCACCCCTGCCATAGTCTTAGATTTAGCCAGTGGCTTAGGGGCTGCAGCGGATATCTTCTGCGGGGCAACAGGGCCACCGTCATCCGCTGGCAGTTTAGCATCTGAAGAAAAGATAGCGGCTTCTGCAGAGCGCCTACGGGTGAGTCCCTTGAGCGGCGTTAGCTGCCCATTAACTCTGGCTTTATTCCAGCGCATAAGCTGCTCTGGTACATCATCGTACAAACCTTTGTTAAGCTTCTTTAGAAGCGTTGAGCTACGGAAGTTACCGCCGCCGAGGTTGAATACGAATGACACTAAACTATCGAACTGGCCTTGGGTCAGAGGCACAGTAACATACTGCTTAACAATATCCGCATGTTCACGAATATCGTCTAATAGCCGAAGCTCTGCTTCTGCCGCTGTTATCTTCATGCCAGAGCGAACACCCTTGCACGAGCCAAAACCAATCGTCCAACGGTTTGCGGGACAGCGATAGCTGCTTATCATACCGTCTGGTTGAACTTTATGTAGGCCTTCAAAACGCTTAATGAGGTCTACGCCTTCGTCTGATACTGATTGTGGATGCATTATTATACCGTCGCTGTGAAGGGTGCCATAAATCCCCCCGTTGGTACATTTGTCTCTCCATTTGGAGATGCCTGCAGAGCAGGACTCAAATTACCCATAGATACACTGGCACCGGGGAGTGTATCGATCCCTGCAAGTTTGGCTAATGCTTCGTTAATGTTGAACACTTTGTTGCCGATTGCCTGACCTTGCTGATCAAATTTCTGGATCATAAGGTTGCCATTTTGGTCTATATTACGCTGAATGGTTATACCCGTATCCGTTACTTCTTGTCGGATTAGCGCACCTGTATCGTCAAAAGCTCCTTCCATTTGGAAGAATTCTTGGCGCATATCCATATCCAGATCCGTCATCTGAGACGCAAGACCTGCCAGACTGCTTACTTGCGTATCCATCTGCCCTGTTTGATCATCAAAACCAGAGGCAATCTGCGTAGCCATCTCATCAAACTGCGTTTGACGGGTAGCATCCATCTCTGTCATCAAACCTTGCTGGCCTGTTGATAGTTCTGCTTGGGCGGCAGCGATAGCATCGTTAATATTGGTTTCTGTCGTGCCTATCAGATTGCCTTGGGCATCAAAACGGCTCTCAATCACGTTACCTTGCTCATCAAGGGTGCGTTTAATAACATCTCCATTTTCCATAATCTCATCTTTAATGAGATCACCAGTAGTTGTGAAGGCAGAAGCAAGCCCACCAAACTCTTCTAAGAAGGTGGAACTCAGATTACCTACGTTTTCACCCAGCGTAGTAAGCAGCCCTGTTACAGCGCTGTTATCTCCTGCTTTACCGATAGCCTCTTTTAGAGAAAGGTTATTCGCACCCATCGCATTATTGGTTGCAGTGAATCCGCCCGCAACAGTACCTTCAAGCGCATCGAGATCTGTAGAAATATCATCCAGAGAAGTCTCTGAGTCAGAAGTATTTCCTTCAATATCTTCTATATCGCCACGGAACTCTTCGGCAAAATCACCCAGGCCTGTCTCAATACGGCCAATGGATTCATCTGTAGTTTCAGTGTCTGTGCCGTACTTCGTAACGTAATCATCAAAGTTT